ACGACAAAATTCATCTAAAGCTTTGTTTAAATATATACGGATCTGCGTTTCTCCCATTTCTGGATGATGTTGTTTTACTGTTTCTATGAGTTGTTGTTGTGTCATATTTTATTTAATCAGGGGAGCATAAAGCTCCCCCAATTTGTTTTTATTTATTAGCTAATGGTTATACCAGCTGCAACTTTTCCAAGGCCAGCTATTATATAGTAATTGGTACCATCTGATACTAATTTTACATAATCGCCTGCTACTGCTGAGCCGTCAACAAATGTAATAGTAGTGTCACTACCATCACTTGTATCAGCAACATCATCAGCAGCCCCTGCACTAACAGACCCAAGAACTGCACCAGAAGGAGCAACAACAGTATAGCTAGCACCTGAAGGAGCTGCTTTTACTATAAATGTACCTTCCCATCCTATATTACTTGGAGCAGGTAAAGTAGTCGCAAATTCACTAGTTGCGTTAAGCATGAATACTTTACCACTATCTGCTACTGTTAAAGTTGAAGCTTCGGTTAACTCTTTAACTCCTGCACTTGAACCACCTAAATAAGGTCTAGCCATAATTAGCCTCCTTACGCTGTGATCTTAAACAGATGATGACTTTCAATTAACTGTATACCAACACCTTCATCAGACATGTATTGATCTTTAACACCATCAAAAGCATTGTCTTGCTTAATGTTGGTTTGATATACTGAATCTCTATACATAGCATGGAATAGATTCTCATCAGACACGACAGCCATATACTTGTTATAAGGCCCTCTTAATGCTGGAGTTGGAATCAATTGTAGCATACCATGAGGTGTTTCAAGAACTCGGTAGTTAAAACCAAGAGAATCACGTTTCATATCTCCTACATTAACTGACCATCCTGAATTACCAGCCATACCTGAAGCACCAGCCATTTTAGACCAGTATCCTAAAGCACCTGCTCCACAAAAAGCACGCTTCATACCTGTTTCAGGAACATACTGAAATACCTTTTCCATATCATCTACGAAATTGGAATATCCATATGAACTGTCAATAGTAAATACGTTTTGTGCATCATGAGTTGAAGTAGACTCACCGTATGTTTCAAGAGCTGAAACAATACCGTAAGTTGTTCTTACCAAGTTGCCATCTGAATCCACGCTACCACCATCAGCAAATGTTTCATCGTTGTTTGTATCGTTATTTCCAGCACCATAAGATGCTTCTTGTAAGCCAGTTCCACCAAAACGTTTACCAAATAAGAAAGCTTTTTCTTTTTGCATTTTGTGTTCTTGTGCTTTCATTCTACGAAGTCTAGCCAATTCTGAAGACTCTCCACGAAGAACTGCTGCTTCTAGCGTACCAGTTACTTGTAGAGGAGTTTTAAAGATTTGGGTAGAATTGTAAACGACTTGCAATTCATCTGACCATGCTTCAGGTGATGAACTACCTTCACCTTGTGCATTACCAATTACTAAGAATATATCGTCATCTACTAAAGCAATAGTGCTTCCACTTGATGTCCACATTGTTGTAACTACAATTACAGTTGAACTGGTTACTGATTGAACCCTAACTACTCCTTTTTTAGATCCATATCCAGCTGTCCATACTTCAGCAATAATACCTTTTAAACTATCGTCTATTGAAATATTAGATGCACCGTCAACTGTTATTGTAGTAATAGTTGATCCATCTGGATTTAGATCATCTGTATCGCCATTATTTAACCATAACTGCTTTACCCAAGGATTTCTATGTTCAAACATTTTAAATACTGGGTCTGGGACTTTTCGCATTTCCTGATTACTAATCAATGTAGTAAAAGGGGCCACGTCTGTCCATAGCTCTTTAGTGACTTGTGGATCTACGTAAAAATTCCGTCTATCCGTATAAAGTACACCTGAAGCTTTTAGTAGCTTTTCTGTAGCTGCCATTTTGTAACTCCTACGTTATTGTTTACACCTCCTTAGTCTTGAAGGTGTAAGTGTTTTTAGTCTATGTTAACTTACCTACCTAGTAGAGCATCGCTAAACATCTGCTCGTCAGTACGAGGTTGTTCAGATTTGCCAGCTTGAACTGCTGCTGTTTTAGGCATAGCCAAACGACCTGCTTCATTTTGCATTTGTTCAGTTCTTTGCTTTACTACTGGGTTTGGGTTCGTTCTTAATTCATACAATTTCGCTAAGTTGTCTAAAGTAAGATTTTGAGGATTCTGCGACCACGATACAAAGTCAGCTGCTTTAGCTTGATCGTATCCAAAATTGTTTACGGCATGGCTCATAGCCTGACGTTGAACCATTTGGATCTGTTGCTGTTGCATTTGAGCTTGGTACTGCTGTTGCATCTCTTGTTCTCTTATCTTGTCTTTCTTATCTAAGTAATTCAGTTTGTCTTCCATATACTTAGATTTAGCGACTTCGTACTTAAATGATTCCGATTCTGGATCATTATTAGCATCAACTTTATTGTATGAATATGGTTTTTCAGGTGCAACTGGCTCCTTCAATGAAGGTTCTTGAAATCCTTGATTAGGGTATCCTTGAGGTTGTCCATTGGAGGGAGAGGGTTGCTGTTCTGGATTTTGGGATGCTATAGATTGTTTATAGTACTCCAATTCATTCCGTAAAGCATTTACCTCACCCTTGGCCTTGTCTGTCTGCGATTGCCAATATTCAAAACGTGATGTATCTTCTCTTGGGGAAACGTTTTCTGTTGGTTGTGATTCAGTAATTGGTTCAGCCATTCCTGTTTGAGCGTTTAAATTCTCATTAGGTGTTTCCCCCTGTGGAATACTTGGTGTCTCCGTTTGAAGTCCAAAATTTTCCACTGGAGGCTGTCCAGCATTACTTGTTTCTATGATATTCTCCATTTCTTTCCTTTATGTGATTTGGTTATTTCCAGCAACCACTTCTTCAATTTTTTTACGTAAGACCATGTCTTTTTAATTTTTCCATCATTTCTTCATCTGTATCAGCATATTGCCAACCACCATCATCTTTTCTATATTTTTTAATAACTTGCATTTTATCTAATGGATCTTGAGAATTAACGAATTCTTTAAAACCTTTATCATTCTCCATATAATGATCTACTAAACCACCACTAAGCATCTTTAAAAAAGCTCCTGCAGTTCCACCACCCATCATATTATGCCACACGTAAGCACTGTCTCTCATATACTTTCCTAATGCTTCGTTATTAGTTTGGTCGCTCATTATCTAAAATCCTCTGGCATCATTTGATTATCCATAGGCAATTCATTTTCAAAAGGATTTTCAGTTAACTCATACCATCTAGTTAAATAATCTCCAGCACCATATTCTTTAAAATCAGGATCTTTTTCTATTTGCTTGTTAATTCTTTCTAAAGCCATTTTTGATCTTTTAACATCTCGACCTGATTTATTGTACAAACTTTGCATTAAGGTATAAGGCAATTCAGTTGTATCCATTGATCCATAAAGCTTATTTACTTTTGTAAAATGTTTATCCAATTCAATAATATCAGGATTGTCCCATTCTATAGGCATTTCGTTAGCCATTAATCCTCCAATTGTAGTAGTTCTTCATTCGCTTCTCTAGTTGTATTTCTACGTTCATTGAAGTCCTGAATATCTTCTTTAGCTACTTTAAGCTCATCAGCCAGGCGTGTTTGGTATAGCTTAGATGCCATTTCAACTTTCGCCTCTGCTTTAGCTAGTTTCTTTTCAAATTCTTTAACCTCTACACGTTTACGATCATGTAAAGACTCTCTTTGTGCTGTTTGCAGATCGCCTTTTAGGTTTTTAATCTCTTCAGCTTGACTCTGTATTTGATTCTGCATTTGTTGCATTTGGCCAGCACGTTCCATAACACCTTCCATGTCAGCAACATCAGTTTGTTTCAACACTTCGATTTGATCAATCAAACCAGAAGAGTATAATTGCATGTAATACTCAAATCTTGCCCAGCGATTAGACGGCAGTGTAGATCCAGATAAAACAATCACATCGTATTTACCTAAGGTAATGTCGTTCATCTTACCCATTAGATTTCCTACGTCATCATACAAAGGGCTGTTGATCTTCATTTGCAACGGCTTATTATTTGGCTGCATTAAACGAAATACTTTTTCATCTGTGTAAACATATTGCACTAGACTTACAACAGACTTAGCTAATTGGTTTAAGCACTCTTCTATATCATCTCGCTTTGATTTAATACGTCTTTGACCAAATTCATCTAATGCAACCGTTCCTTTGTAGGTACTAGGAGAACTGCCTTGATCTCCTTGCATCATAGCATAAATACCTAGTATGCGTTCTATATCAGCACGAGCATCTGCTTCATTTTTATACAATTCATTGGGTAAAGGCACTGGCCCAGCTACAATCGGTTGTCCCAGTTCAGGATCAAACTCAATAACGGCTGTACCTGCTTTTCCCCATTCTTCTTCTAAATGTTGTTTGTTCATACTCCCACGAGGAATTAACAGCTTTACGTTGGTAGAGCTGGAAGCATGAGCTACAATTAACGATCTTATTTTATTGACATACTCCTGTAAACCTTTTACTAGCCTTACATCGCTATTAGGATATGGATTGCGATTGAATCCATTCATAAAAGGTACAATTGGGTAATGCTCTACTGGTAAATCCACCATATAGAGTTGCACATCGCCTACACTGACACATTGTTGTATTTGTGTAATTTCAATCTCATTGACCATAATACCCTCATCTTCTATCAACTCATTTTTAGTTAATATGTCAATGGTTC